AGACGGGTTCTTTGAGGTACACATTCATAAAGGTGGCGATAAATGAGCAAAGGTTCAGGGCGCAGGCCAAGGGCAATCTCTCTAGCTGATGAAGCATCTAAATGGGAGGCTGCATTCGGTAAACGGGGCGAGAACGAAGACCTAGACCCTGAAACCCAAGCAGTTCGGTACAAACAAGACCCTAAGAGCGGGAAGTTAGTGCCTGACTTTATGTGGGCGCAGTACGATATGTTGCCCCGAGAAACGGTCAAAACAGCCTTTATACAACGTGATACCACTGTTGAATACGTTTCTGACGTTACCGGCAAGCTAGTCTCTGGTAGACGCGCTCACAGGTATGATCTTCACTCCACTGGCTCAAGAGTCTATGAAGGTCGTAAGACTGAACAGCAAGAAGCAGACAATTACAAAGCCCACGAAGAAAAGAAGCTGATGGAGGCAATCGACAAATCTTTACCTGAGACATTAAATGATATTAAATACGGCAATAATCCACCATCAGAACAAGATAAAAACGGCGATGCCAAAATATCTTGGACGTTCTAACAACGGAGTACACCTATGTCAGAACAAAGTCTCGACGAATCAATGGAAGAAACCCTAGCTGAAATTAAGGGTCGTGCTGAAGAAGAAGTCGAAGAAGAAATCGTTGATGAAGTCGTAGATGAGCCTGTTACCGAGGTCGAAGCTCCTGTTGAAGAACCTGTATCAGAAACTCCTGTTGAGGAAGTTGAAGAAGAACCTGCTGAAGAACCCGTATTTGAAGATCCGTCCATTGCCAATCCTCCTACAACCTGGCGAGCAGGCCCAAAGTCCAAATGGGCCGCGCTTGATCCCGAAGTCAGAGCAGAGATTAGAAAGCGTGAATTAGACGTTTCTAACGGCTTTTCTCAATACAAACAGAAAGTAGACAGCTTTAATGAAATGGAAGCTGTGTTAAAGCCCTATGAGGCGATGATTCAGGCTGAAAACTCTACCGCTAATGACGTTATAAGTTCGATGATGAAGTCAGCCTACATTCTTCGCCAAGGTCAAATGGGCCAAAAAGTGCAGATGATTGGTCAATTAGCCCAAGACTATGGCTTTATCAACCAACTTAGGGCATATTTGACTCAAGGAGCGATTCCACAGCCTCAACAACCGCAAGGTATGAGTGCTGATGAGGTAAGAACTTTACTTCAGCAGGATCGACAGGAAAGCGAACAGAAGCGTCAGGATTACGAAGTTACCCAACAGGTAAGCAGTTTTCAGAACGCTCAAAACGAAGACGGGAGTTTGTTATATCCTTACTTCGAGAACGTGCGGTCTTTAATGGCTGCAATGATTGAAGCTAATCCAAGTCTAGGTTTGGAGGACGCTTACAATAACGCATTATGGGCTAGTGATGAGACTCGACCGTTTGTAGAACAACAAACCTCGTCCCAATCGCAAGCTAAGGCGCATACGGAGAAAGCGAAAAAGGCTTCACAGGCCAATGTTCGTAAAAAATCCTCCCATGCTGCCGAACAGCCAGAACCCACAGGAAGCGTTGAAGATACAATGGCTGAGACTATGAGAAAAATTAAGTCTCGAAACAATTAAATGATCTTGTGAGGTATTTATGACTTCCCCAAATAGTACGTTTTCGGAGCTAGTCACCACTACGTTCCGTAAGCACCAAGGCAGTTTTGCCGATAACGTGAGCAACAACAATGCTCTGTTAGGCAGAATGAAGACGAAGGGCCGAACTGAGAAAGTTGACGGCGGTCTTTCAATCGTTGAAGAACTGGACTATGCCGAGAATGGCACGTACCAGCGTTATTCAGGTTATGACTCTCTGGATATTTCTGCATCTGATGTTCTTTCTGCTGCTGAGTTCAACTGGAAGCAATCTGCGGTTCATATCACGGCTTCTGGTCGAGAACTGCGAATTAACTCCGGTGATTCACAAATTACCAACCTGGCTAAATCTCGCTTAAAGAACGCTATGCGAACCTATGCAAACAGCATGTCTTCAGATATTTACTCTGATGGTACTGCTTCAAATCAGATTAACGGACTTCAGTCTATTATTCCTGATACTGCTGGTGGCACGCTTGGCGGCATTGATGGCGATACTTACACGTTCTGGCGAGCTGTAGTTCAGTCTGCTGCTGCACCGATTTCTGGTGGCGCAATTACTGTTTCTGCAACAACCTTTGAACAGCCATTCTTGCAACAACTTTGGCTCCAACTGGTTCGCGGCATGGACAAGCCTGATTTGCTTGTTATGTCTAACGACTACTACACCTTCTTTGAAGGCTCTCAGGTGTCTCTAAAGCGTTACACTTCTGATACTGACCGATCTACGGATTCTGCCAGTGCTGGTTTTGTTTCACTGAAGTACAAGACTGCTGATGTTGTCTTTGACGGTGGCTCCGGTATTTCTTCTGCTCACGGCTATGCCTTGAACACAGATTACCTGAAGCTCGTTTGTCACACTGATGCCAACATGACAGAAGTTGACGAGCAACGAGCAATCAATCAGGACGCGGTTGTTATCCCAATCATCTGGATGGGTAACTTGACTTGTTCTAACCGTTCACTTCAAGGCGTGCTGAAAGCATAAGGAGATATTATGAGTACTTTGATTGGTGTACAACTGACTAGCGTTGATTCCACGGCTCAGTTCGCTGAAGGTCTTATTGATCAGCACTATGACGGTAAAGTTTACAAGTACGTGAAAGTTCGTAATGAAACTGCGACTGTTGCCGGTGTAGCTGGTGACGTTGTTGGGTATCTAGGATCTCCTGGCGCTACTGAGAACAACACTGTTGTAACTGACAATACTGATGCGGCTACTAAGCCTGTTGGTGCTGGCGTGTTACTCGCTGCTGTTGCTGGTGTTCTAGCGACTTCTTACTACACTTGGATTCAAGTTCGAGGGCCATTTACGGCAAATCAGAATCTAGCGGGTACGCCTGCTGATGGTGATGCGCTGTTCTTGTCTACCACGGATAAGACTCTAACTCTCGCTACTGCTGCTGATGATCCTGTCTGCGCTTATGCGATTGACGACTCTGCTGATAAATGTATGGCTGCTTTTGCCTTCTAATATCAGTTAGGAAAATCTAGCTCCTTGGATGATGGTCTGAGGGGCTATTTTTTTGCCCCATGAAAGTATAAAGTGACTTTTTATTACACACTAATAGGAACCATTCTATGAGCATGATTAATACCCCCGTAGTAAATGCGGCAACAGCAGAGCAGATTGCTCGTAATGGCGGTAAAGGGCTTCAAGAGGACGATCCACCCCTATTGCGGTTTGTTGAGGGTACGGTTGTTGATGTCAATGCGACTGAAAAGCAAGGTCGAACGGTCTATCTACCTCAAGTGAAGGTGTTTATCCGCGCCATTGGCGATACTAAGTGTGAAACCCCTGATATTGTTGAAGGCTGGCGTGTTGAGGAAAAGCTCATCGAGAAAACCCGTAAGAAGAAGGTTTATCGAACACGTGAAGTTGAAGGTGAGGTTCGTGAGATTGAAGAAGAAATCGACGAACGCTATGAAGAATCCTATTTCTTCAACGTCCCGTATACGCCCTGGTTCGATAAGATCAAAGAGCGCCTACATCACGGCCATATCTCACAACGTTATTCTGATGCTTGTCACGCGGCTTATACTCGCTGGAAAGAGAAGCATTCTGACCCTATCGACGGGACTCCGGTCATTAGTTGGAACATGGTGAACATGGCTCAACAGAAGAATATGGTTGATTTGGGCGTTGTCTCGATTGAGTTAGCGGCTGAAATGAACGAAGAAACAATGGATGCTCTAGGCATGGGCGCGCGTGAGATTAAGAAGAAAGCGATCAATTATCTCAAGTCTTCTACTCAGGAAAATGCTGAAATTATCGCTCTTAGGGCTGAAAACGCTCAATTACGCGAAGAAGGCGAGTTTAAAATGTCTGCTGTCGAGCAAAAACTTGCTGATTTGCAAGAAAGAGTCGAAAATACCCCCAAGAAACGCGGCAGACCACCTAAAGGGGTAGAAGGTAATGGCACTACTGGGGATGATTCAGAAGGTAACGGGTAGGATAGGCATATCACAGCCTACAGTTGTTATAGGCAATAGTGATTCGCAAGTCGCCCAACTTCTGGCGCTGGCACAAGAGGAAGGTGAAGATTTAAGGGCTAGGTTTCAGTGGTCTGCTCTGGTTAGAAATAACACGTTCACGCTGACTTTGGCTGCTTCCCAAGGCGCTCTAAACGGTACGGTTATCTCCGATGGAGATTATGACTACATCACGAATCAAACGATGTGGAACCGTACCACTAGCTTGCCCATCATTGGCCCGCTCAACTCCAAGTCCTACCAAACACTTCAAGCCTTTCCTGTTACCGGCCCATATCAACAATGGATGCTGCGTGGCAAGAATCTAATTATAGATCCTACCCCAACATCTGCTGATACAGCGGCTTTTGACTACTATTCAACCAGCTTTTGTGAATCCTCCGGTGGTACTGCTCAACAAGAGTGGGCTGCTGATACGGATTTAGGTCTTTTAGATGAATCTCTAATGGCTTTGGGTATTCGCTGGCGATGGCTGAAAACCAAAGGTCTTGAGTATGCAGAGGACTTTGCGACTTATGAGCGTAGAGTGACTGATGCTATGGCTCGGGATGGTGGTAATGAGACATTGAGCCTTGAGTCTAGGGATAGAGATTATCGTCAAGCGGGCATTATTATTCCAATTACAGGTTATGGCTCGTGAGACAGCCTGCATTTAGGAAAAAAAC